CCGCTAATCCTGTAGGATAAACATTGGCATCACAGGTAACAGTTTCATCGCCTTGAGAAACTGTCGATGCTGTTCCACTAACCCCTGTAACGGCGGTACCGTTGGCAATAACTGTGCCAACCGCGCCTGTTGCTGCTAAACCTGTTTCGCTAACATTGGCATCAGCACTAACCGTTTCAGTGCCTAAAGCAGTGGTTCCTGCTAATCCTGTAACCGAAAGATTAGCAACACCGGTAATCGTAAGCGAACTTACCGCACCAGTAGCCGCTACCCCTGTTTCTGCAACATTTGCATCACAGGTAATGGTTAAAGAACTTACAGCACCAGTTCCCGCCAAGCCGGTAAGCTCAACAGGGACAGGATTACCCCATGTCCCAGAACCCCAGGTACTGCGACCCCAGCCAGTAATAGCAGCCATTAGCTGCCCTTACGCTATTCTAATAACAGCGTTACTTGCGTCTGCGGTGGGGAAGGATATGGTAAAACTACCTGCTGTGCTGGTTTTATCGCCACCGAAATCAAAAACTGCAACTGCTGGATCACCACTAGCTGAGTCGTTGAAAATCATGCAGCCTCTTGCCGTAATTGTGCAAGTACCAAAAGTCAAGTCAGCAAAATCAGTGAACGCAGTGGTTCCCGATGTAGTCGGGTCGATTCTGGTTAAACTTCCACCTTTAGCGGTGTAGTTTGTTCCTGTTGCCTCTTGGTTAGTGGAATAAGCTGTGGTAGATGCACTCATAGTAGCTGAACTGGTATACAGGGCTAACTTGAAGGTGTCGCCTCCAGAAAGTAAAAAATCGTGCTTCGCTTCTAAGAGTTCTTTCTTAAAAGAAGTACACATAGCCTGAGTTATAGCCATTATAGTCTCCTAATAATTTCAGCTAAGTCTTTATGACCTTGCTGTTCTAATTTATTGCCTATTGTACACATGTGGTTTTTAATTGCCTCTTGCATATAATAAGTAATTACCGTATGACACATTTTTTTAAAAGCATGGGCTTGTGCTCTAATTGGGTCCGGCGCTGTGTCGCTCACCGAAACCAGTTTATTAGTAGCCATTTCAGCGACTTCTTCTACTGTATGGCCTCTACCATGTGTTGTCTTTACTCCAAGGTTTCCTATGGAGATTGTAAATGAATCAGTTTCCATCAATATTTCTCTGGTTCTGGTGGACCAATGTCTTGTCTTCCTGAAATTCCTGAAGGCCTCTCTTCCTTAACAATATCGGAAAATTTTCCAACAACTAATTCACCTTTGTTTAAATATACTACAGGAGGATTATCAAGTCTATGGTAGCCATATAGCTTTTCCTTTAGGGGAATGTTGGTGTCCAGTATTGGAGAATGGCCGCCAATAGAAACCTCCATGCCTGCATCCATGCACTTAGATAACCAAAATTCACAACAGCCTCTCCCCGACTCACCAAAATAAACATTCGATTTATAAGCAAAGTCTGCTCCAAAAAGACTGAGCTTCCCTACCTTTTTCCATAAAGCAAAGGCAATAGCATAAGCAATCGTATTGTTTAGATAGGCACAACCCAAGTCTTTAACAACTTCCTCTATGGGAAATAACTTTATCGCTGGAACCCGATTATCGAGTTCACAAGAATAAACTGGAATTTCTAGTTTAGGAAGGGTCCTACACATTATTTTTGTTTGTGGTCCCGCGTCAAAGGTGTCAAAAAATCGAGAAACAGGATCCATCACAAAAACACGATCACATTTAATAACGGCACACATAGAATTAATGGCCCAAACCTCGTTATATTCCTGACTATGACTAATAGACATGTGAAAATCCAATTGACTTTGCCCCATAGCAACCAGTGCAATGTGTTTATTCTCAAGCATTTATTGTGGGGCAGTAGCACCGCGCTGTTTATCAAAACGGTTTTCGTCTCTGGTGGCTCTTCCTTCCATTAAATTTGTAACTCTAACAAGATTTTCTTGGAAACGTTGTTCAAACATATTAGTTTCATTTAGATCTTGTTTTAAGAAAATGCTCGCTTCTACTAAAGAACCGTATAGCAACAAATCTGGAGTATTATCTGAAATCCAGGTTGTGCCGCTATCCCCAGCCGCTGTTAATGAAGCGGGTTGGTACAGATAATGTAGTTCAAAAGTCAGATTAGCGTTCGGTGTTGGTGATAAAATAAACGTATCGTCATCAAACTGCCCGTAGTATTTAGGCACCCCGGTTGTTGCGGCTGCTTGGACATAATTACGCATAAAACTAGGGTGTTTTAACAGTAAATAAGTGTACTCACTGTCGCTGTTTAAAACAGCTAAACTTAAAGGGGCCACGAAATCCGAAGGCGTTGAAAGATATTGGTTTCCCGATGAAGCGGTACCTGTGACATTTTTACGAAACACATTAAGTTCAATCGTATTAAATATACGGTTTTCCGCCTGTTTAATAAAAGTATCAAGCGTATTAGTAAACGTCGTTTCAGAACTGTCCATGTAGTTCTGAATCGCTGTTTTCATTCCACTATAGGTAAAACTCATGTTGTCGGTCCTGCGGTTACTGTAGAACCACCACCAGTAATATCACCGGTAGTAGCCGTCCCTGTTGAAGTAAACTTATATTCGTTGCTGTCCACAACTGTTATTGTATACCCATCTGAACTTTCAAGCACGGCTGTTGTTATTCCATCAAAGGCTTCCGTTTTTCTAAGGCGTACAGTATCCCCTGTGGTTCTAACATGTTTAAACTCGGTTACGCGAATCACTGCATTTGCTCCAGAGGCTTCAGCTCTAAAAGGGTTTAATGGTAAAAGCGCTTGTGCCGGACCCACTGAAACAAAAACTCCTCCGCCTCTGGCTCCACTTGTACCGGTTCCAGCAACAGCTGAAAAAGTATAGGTGTCATCGTCCACTTTTGTAATTGCATAAGCATCTGGATCAGTTATCGTTGCAACAGTGAACCCATCAAAAGCTTCTGCTCCTCTAAAACGTACTTTGTCCCCGGTACTTCGACCATGGTCGTCTTCAAAAACCTTAATAACCGCACTCCCTGCTGTTGAAAGAAAAGGATTATTGGTCAACAAAGCCTCTGCAACCGGCTCTGTTCTAGCAGGACGCGGGTTTCTTAAAGCCTGTGGGTCAGCTAGAATATGTGGAGGATCTAGTTGAGGGTGTTTTGTATCAAACTGATCTGGACCAACACGAAGACCATTCCACTGCATTTTCATGGTTTTTAGTTTGTATCTTTGCCCAGAAATATCGCAAATTCCCCAAGCATGTTTTCCTGCCGAAAAAGCCATTAGATGACTACTCTAGGCGGCACAAACCTGGAACTTACTGTATCAATGTCTTCAAAAGCCGCTCTATCAAACTCCTCATCATATATCTGCTTTAATATTTGTATTCTGTCTGGAGCTCTTTTCATAGCAATGTAGTACGCTAGTCCCGCTGTCATACAAGGAAGAAAACGAAAAACTGCTTCCATATTATTGGTGTAGTCTCCTGCATCTTGCATCCTAGTTAACGCATAATAGTAAATAACATCTGTAGAGTTTTCTGGGGTTGGGTATAAATAAATACGAGGAGTTATGTGCCTTTCTAAAAAGAATTGAGTAGGCCTAGCTTTGTCTGATTTTTTAGGGGTATAAAGAAAATCTGATCTACTAATTCTTTCAAGCTGGAAATCCGTGCTATCACGTTGGATGACAGCTGAAGTAATATCAATAACATCTGTGCCTAGATCAGCATAATTAGTGCCTTCGGTAACTGTAAAATTACTTTTGGTGATTAACCATTGGTTAAGGCCTCTGTTTGCCCATTCAGCAATCATAAGGTTCAAGGAACGACGTGCGGTTTCTAAATCGTAACCAGTACGAAGCTCAATTCCACACCTCTCGTATGCTTCTTCAATGAGCTCATCGACACTCAAGTCGAATGTCGTTGTTCCTGAAGTCGCCATGATTAACGCCTACGAAGAGTTTTCTTCGGTTTTTGCGTTTTTTGCGTTTTTGCTATTGGGTCAGAAATCTGGCCCACATATCCACTACCAGTCCCTACTTTAACCATACCGCCGCCTTTATAGCCTTTGGTCTTGGATTTAGTCCAATCTACTCCTTCTTGTATTGCTCTTCTTCTGTTTGTTAATCCGGGCATTATTTACTCCTAATTATTGGGTGCTTCGTAATATTTCAAAAACTCACACCAAACTGTGTATTCATTTCCTGCATCTGACGTTGAAGGGATTACCAAAAGAACGTCTCCTGAATAGCCTGACGCTTCCGTATTAACTAAGCCCCCAA